GTGGTATACAAACCCCTTGAGTGGTGCTTAGTCTAACTGTAAACTTCATTATGAAATTTATAGTCTCGTTTTCTGAGTCTTAAGACCTTGTTATAGAACTTAAAATTGTTGTCTCTTAATTGAGGTAACTTTGGTTTAATAACTTGGCCGGGAGTCACCAGAGGGTTATATGTTTGACTTGTGTGAAGACACAATTTAACATAATCCCCTGGATTTCCGTCTCAGAGAAAGAAAGATGGAAGATTAAATAACTTATTTTTCGCATCTTCTTCAGGACGTGAAGTCATTAGTCGTAGCTTAGCTAAGACCAATGATCGGAGAAGAGAAGACTGACTTGGTAATTTTCATATACTGAACTCAGATGGGAATCAACCCGTTAAACGGTTTGTTCTTATCAGAGCTCGGATACTCACGTCACTATTTGTTAGTGTACGTTCAAACCTCTTTAACTGATCTTTCAGGAAAAGTTGTTTGATAGTATCTAGAGTATGTGAAAGTCCGTATGTACTTAGCTGTTCTGTCACCCCTCGGGGTCCAAAACCAGTATGTTCAGACACAAAACCAAATGGTCCTACTATCATCCAAAATAACTTCGAAACACTGCTTGAGTGTAACGGAATAGGTATTTTGGTGATAGAACGAAACAAGTCTTCAATTCATGGTCCGGTAAGTTCATACCCTTTTCCTGATAAATCAAGAAATAGGGATACTACCATACTTGGACTCTTTAAAGTTCAGACAATGTTCTTTGGACCAATAGGAGTAACTTCCCCTTCGGGAAGGATAATCCTCTTGGCAAATTCCATCACACCTATCTTAGAAATCAAAGATTTCGAGAGATTAATCTCTAAACCTAAAGATTTCATGATAGATTGGTAATGTATGGCTACTTGTGAATCACAAATAACAATATCATCACCTAACAGTGCGTAATCTAAAAATCAGGTTTTAAAACCCGATCTAGATGCAGCTAACTGAACAATGAAATGATGTGTCAAAGCTAACATAGCTCATGATGATAACGCACCCATTGGCTGACCGACCTCATACTTTACACGGAATTTTCCGTATTTACTAGAATTAAGATGATAAAATCTTGATACTAGTAATTGACCCCAAGACTCAGATATTTCACGGCCTAAAAGCTGTGATAATAATTGAATCTGAAGGGCCATAGGTAGGCGATCGGTAGCCGCACTTAGGTCGAAGCTGTAAGAAGATTTATCATCTTTCTTAGCAAGCCTTGATCTCAGTGCGATAAGTGGGCGCGCTTGATCAAAAGTACCATCTTGTTTTATATCTTTAATAACCTCAAACAGGTAATTATGTATAATACTAAGAAGGGACTGAGATCAAACATCAACCATAGCAAATACTCTTACCTTTCCAGCCGCCTCTTCCTTAATAGAAAGTTTACCCAGTTTAATACCTGGTGTATCCTCCTTCAGACCGAATTTCTTAACCATTTCAATTTCTTGAAAGAGTTTTAGAATCAATTCTGAGCCAAGCAAGTTTCCTAATTTATAAAATGAATTAAGAACTTGGGGCTCCATAAGAAATGCTTTCGCATCAATATGGGCACCAAGACAACTTGTTGAACTATTAGGGCCAGCGGAAACCAGTGGAAGTAGGTCATGTATCACATGTCGTGATATAGGCCTATGAAACTTGAGCTTAAAAACTCGAGCAAATACGTTACCGACTTCACCAACTGGTAATGTTTTATCATCACCAGAAAATGGGTCAGTAATGGTATTTATTTTCAACTTCCCTGGTATACGTAAGACTCGGAAAACAGAGAATATAGTTAGTATTCCCCTTATAACATTCAGGTCCTTATGAGATATATAATATCGCAAAGGACCAGGAATTATAATCGGAAGACCGTCTTTCATCCCGATTCTAACTCCTTCAACGGAGGGAGAATCAGGGAAGCCAGCTAAATAATGTTGGATAAGTCTTAGGCACTCCTTTAAATAGAGTACCAAAAAGACTTTCCCATTATCCTTTCACAAGGATATGATCCTTTCAGAAAGGACAACAAAATATAGTTTATGGTCAGACAAAGCAAGCACTCAAAGTAAGACCCTTACATACCTTTGAAATAACGAAATTGTTATATCAGAGACATCTAAGGTCTTATTTTTCCAAATAGGAGAAAGATGTTTGAGTGATTTCATTTGTTTCTAATTTAATTATTAGGAGCGAATGCATTGAATAAAGACAGTATCATGGATTAGATTAGTGACTGACCAAACGGTCGACCACTCTTTACCTGTGATATTGCCTCGGATGAACCGCACGTAGAAGTTCTATGTGTGTTTTATCTGTGCATCTCAAACTCTCTAGAAGAATACTAGAATAGAGATGATAGCATCTTTATTTAACACATCCGCCTACATGAGTTGACTAACATCTTCTCATCATACTACTATATGTTCGCAAGAGCAATAGTAATAACCAATTTTGGAAACTGATTGGTATCAGTCTGCAATTATCAGCAGATTAGTACCAATTCCAGAACATACATGTTAGTATATATCCTGTTTCTCACTAACCTCTTACGAGGTGGAAAGGAATTGTGGTATGGTACTTAAAGGGGTTAACCCTTGGCATAAGCCTTGAACGGC